AAAAGGTTTGTTATACAATGAATTATTCTGGAAATATGGATTAAATGTTTTTTGGAATAAATTCAAAGATAATTATAGAGTTTCATTAAATGATAAAGAAACATATAAAAAATTAATAAAGAACAAAAATAAATTATTTAATAAATTAGAAGATTCAGGAAGAATATTTAAAACAAAAGATAAGAATATGTTAATGATTTTTCTTGATGGATTTATGACTTTTGTTACTCTTGATTATCCTGGATATAAAATGTACATAATTATAAATTCAAAAGGTAAAATTTCCATAAGATTAAAATTAAATGATGATATAATAATAGAATTCCAAAAAAAGTTATTGGGTATATTAGATGATATGCCTAACATAAAAAATGCAGGAGGACATTATGGAGCAATGGGTGTTAATCTAGAAAAGAATGACTCACAAAGTATAATTAACTTCTCTAAGGAATTTATGGAAAGATCAGACCAACTCTTTGCTCAATATAATATGTAAAATATAAAGATACAAAGGAATACAATGGAAGAAACAATACTTAATTCATTAATGAGTAGTGATGCTTTTTATAGTAAAGCTTATTCATACTTAACAGAAGACCTTTTCAAAAGTGCAGAGAATTCAATTATTTTTGATGCCATTAAGAATTATTCAACAGAATATCAAAAAAGACCCTCTTTTAAAGAAATAGGTTTATCTATAAAAAATGACCCTAATTTAAATCATAACTTAAAAACTTCTACAATAGAAACCTTTAAAGGTATTACTAAAGATGAAAAAGTTTCTAATATTGATTTTTTACTTGATAAAACAGAAAAATGGATACAAAAACAAAAATTAACAGATAGTGTTTTTAAAGCTGCTGATATAATTAAAGAAGAAAGAGAATTCAATCCCATTATAGAAATGTTTGAAAGTGCTCTTAAAACAACTTTTAACAATGAAATAGGTCTTGATTATTCAAATTCTGAAGACCAAAGATTTAGTTATTACAAAAGCAAAGAAACTTTTACTCCATTAGGTATAGAAAGCATAGATAAAGCAATGGGTGGTGGTGTAAGACCTGCATCTTTATTTTTATTTGGTGGTAGTTCTCACTCAGGCAAAACAATGGCAAAAATATACAGTACTTGTAACTTCTTGCTAAAAAAAGAAAATGTATTGTATATATCATTAGAAATGCCAGAATTAGAGATATCAAAAAGAATAGATGCTAATTTATTGGGTGTAACAATAAATGAATTAGGTGTGATAGATAATTCAACTCTCAAAGAAAAATGGGAAAATGTAAAACCAAATATTGGAGAATTGATAATTAAAGAATACGGAGCTGGTTCTTTTAATGTTCTTAAATTAAAAGCTCTATTAGATGATTTAAAATCAAAAAAAGATTTCATTCCTGATGCAATTGTGATAGATTATTTGGGTCTTATGACAACACATAGAGCTAGTATGCAATCAAACTCTTATGAAACCCTGGGTAAAGTTGCAGAAGATTTGCATGCTATTTCAAAAGAAGTGCATGACAGTAAAGGAAATAAAGGCATTAAAGTTGTTTCTAGTACACAATTAAATAGAAGTGCCTATAATAATTCAGAAGCTGGTATGGAAACTGTTTCAGAATCAATGAAAATTATGATGACAGCAGATGTAACTGTTCTATTAATTAGCAGTGATCAAATGAGAGAAAACAATCAACAAATTTGGAAATTTGTTAAAAATAGGTATACAGGTGATATGAGAAATCATATGGTTTATACAGACTTTCCTAGAGTACAATATAGTGATGCATCCGAAGAAGATTCATCTAATACATGCAGTGAACTAGAAAGTATAAGCACAGATGTAGATACAGGTCTTGATTTTGGTAAGTTGAATTTTTAAATAAAATCCTAGTAAAATAAAATAAAAGGAATAAAATGGCAATATTTTATGAAAATGTATTTAAAGGCAAAAGAGGTTCACTCTTTGCTAGAAACTTTGATAGCTTAACCAAAGAAGTAAAAACTGAAAAAATAAAATCAATCCCTTCTATTTTTATTCATGATTCAAGTATAAAAAATCCTGAATTTATTTCAATACCAGAAAATAAGCCTCTTAAAGAGTTAAAATTCAATTCAATGAAAGAATACAGAGAGGCTTTTAAACTTTATGATTCCACTGGTGTGCCAATGTATGGTAATAAATCACAAGAACAGAATTATATAAGAAATCATTGGGAAAATCCTGAAGATTGTTTTCATGAGTTCAGTAATACTTGGTATTATGATATAGAAACAGCTGTATTTGATGATTCAGTTCCTAGAAGCACTTCTAAAAATGACTGGAAACCAATGGGTCATCAAAGAGCAGCTATGGCAACTATTACTTCTATACAAATTTTTGATAAAGCCTCAATGACTTTTATTATTCTTGGTTTGAAAAAAGATTGGACTGAAAAAGACAGTTTTAAACATCATTTAGGTCCAATTAAATATATTAAATGTACAAGTGAAGAAGATTTACTAAAAAAATTCCTGCAATTGTTAAGAAAAAGAGATCCTGCTCTATTAACAGGTTGGAATACAAAAACTTATGACGAACCATTTATTACAAATAGAATTATAAGAGTTCTTGATGGCAGAGATGATTTGTATTATTACTCAAATGAACATAAAAGATGGAGGTTTAATACAGATTGTCTTGAAGGTAATTATGTAAAACAATTAAGTCCTCATGCGGATTTTATAAAACACAGAGAAGTAAAAACTAGTTTTGGCATACAAGATGATTTTTCTTGGGTTGGGATAATACAAGAGGATTACTTAGATTTATATAAAAAATATACTTTTACTAGCCATACAAGTTATTCTCTTGATTCTATAGCAGGTTATGAATTAGGTTCAGAAAAAGTAAATCATGATGAACACGCTGATTTTAGAGAATTCTATGAAAAAGATTTTAATAAATTTATTGAATATGGCATTCAAGATACAGGTCTTATATATGAAATAGACCAGAAATTAAAACTCATTGACCTAGCAAAATACATAGCTTATACAACTGGTTGTACAATGGATATGATTAGAGGAACAGTCCAACAATGGAACAGTTTTATGTTCAATAATCACTATAAGAAAGGTGAAATACTTCCTCTTGAAGGTAAATTTGGTGAAATTGATACAGTTCTGCAAAAACATGCAGTTAATATGGATGATCTAAGTGAAGATAGAAAAGAGTTTTATAAAAGAACCCTAAGTAATCCATCTACTCGTGGTCAAGCATTTCCTGGGGGAATTACAAGAGGCACAGGGAAGTTTTGGAAAGAAGTGTTTTCTTTGGACTTTGCTTCACTTTATCCTTCTTGTATTCAATGGGCTAATATTGGTATTGATACCCTTATTCAACCTAAAGACTTACCAAAAGAATTATTGGACTTAAGGACTAAATATGCTATATTTTACCCAAAAGATGTATCAGCAAAAGACCTAATAAAGTATGATTATTGGTTCAGTAATCATATTATTGGAAATGAAGAGGTTAGAAAAGAAATATATAGTATTCTTAATAAACATAATGTCTCTATGACACCTAATGGCATGTTCTTTACTAAAAATAAAAGAAGTGTACTTTCTCAAACAATGGAAAATATTATTATGGGTAGAAAAAAAGATAAACAAAAAATGAAAGAGCACATAAAAAAGGTACAAGAATTAAAATCCCAAAAACAAAATGAACCAGATAATAAAGAATTAGATGATGAAATTAAAAAACATCAATCTATGGCAGATATGTATAATGTATATCAGTTAGGTAAGAAAACACTTAATAATAGTGCCTATGGTGCTCTTAGTATGCAATCAACTGTTTTTGCTGGTGATACAGAGTATTTTTCAGGAGCAGTTACTTCAAGTGCTAGAAATGCTAACTTAATAGCAGGTCAATGCAATTCAATAAAAATAGATGAAGTTGCTGGAACAGAAGCTAAAGAGATTCAATACGGTGAAAAAACATACCAAGATAATATTCCTCAGATAGATACTGATAGTAACTATATATCTATAGCACCTGTAATAGAAAAGAAATTTGGTAAAAATTACAGAGATGAGACAAAAAGAAGTAGAATAACTGAATTCACTGAAAATTATATAAATAAGGTTTCTTTACCCATTACTTATGATGAATTGCATAAATACAGTTCAACTCTAAATGCCTATTTACCAGAAAAATTACAAGAAGATGCAGAAGTTATTTGTGATAACTTTATATCAGTAGCACCAAAAATGTATTGCAGTAGGAAATGGTGGGATGAAGGATTGTATTTAGATGAACCAAAATTAAAAGTAACAGGTTTAAGTATGGTTAGGTCAAATACACCTAAATTCTACAGAAAAAAATTAGAAGATGCCATAAGTATTTTATTAGATGGTGATATACCAAAGATTATAGATTTCATGAATGAAGTAAAAAGCCAAACAGATGATATACCACCAAGTGATATTTGTATTAATCAAGGTTTAACATCTCTTGATTATGATTGGTATGAAGATGAGAAAAAATTCAAAAGATGGACAGGAGAAAAATGGCTAAGTGCACCTATTAATAGTAGAGCTGGTCTTGTACATAATAAATATATAAATGATAATAAAATTATGGATATAAAAGAAATAGAACCAGGTGATAAAATAGGTTTTATTGAATTAAAAATGCCTAATCCAACTTTACAAAATGTAATTGCTTTTAAAAATCAAAAACTTTTTGATTATGGTTTATTAGATTATATAGATAGGCATACAATGTACATTAAAGGTTTTGAAAACAATATAAAACTTATTACAGACCCTATTGGTTGGGATTTAACACCAGAAAGTGAAAAATTAGATGAAGATGAATGGTAAAATTATAGAAATATAAGGTGTTTTTAAGTGAATTCTTGATAAAATATAAAATAAATTAAAAAAGGATAAAAAAGATGAGTGGTGAACTAAATACTAAAGAAGTAAAAGAAAGTACTCTAAATTCAGATGGTACATCAAAAGTATATTCAAATGAAAAGTTCAATACAGAAAAAAGAAATCTATATAAAATGTATCCAGGTGAGAATAGAAAGTTTATTTTTGGTAATGAAGTTAATGAAGATTTCTTAGAAGAATTGTACAATATATTTAAAAAGTATAATAGAACTAATGCAAAAGATATTAATGAATTCTTAAATGATTCTCAATAGCCTATGTAGTCTAAAATAAATACATAAAAAAGGCTATTTATGAGTAGAGTTTATTTTATTTCAGATACACATTTTTTACATTCCAATATAGTTGATTATTGTGAAAGACCCCAAAATCATAATAAACTCATTATAGAAAATTGGAATAAAGTTGTGAATCCAGATGATTATGTTTTTCATCTGGGTGACTTTTCTGCAGGAGTGGGAAAGGTGCCCGGTGGATATGAAAAACTTATGAAAATAGCTTCTCTTTTAAATGGAGAAAAACATTTAATTAAAGGAAATCATGATCACTTCAAAGATGAACAATATATACGTGATTTCCATTTTAGTTCTGTTCAAGATTATGCTATATATAAAAATCTTTTTCTCTGTCACTACCCTCTTATAATAGACTCCTATACAAAACCCCATTTAATAGATACCTTTAAAAAATTAAAAGAATTGTTCAAAGAAAGTGGTTCAGACTATCTTATTCATGGTCATTCTCACAGAAAAAAGTTCGGTGGTAAAAGAATAAATGTAGCTGTAGAACAAACAAATTATAAGCCTATTTCATTGGATTATTTTGTATCTTATAAATAAGAATAAAAGAGGTTACTTATGAAAACATTTATACAATATTTATATGAAGTAAGGGGTAATCGAAGTTCTAAAGATAAAAGAATGGCTAAGAAAAGAAGAAGAGCAATTAATAAAAAGAATTGTGGGAAAGGAAAGACTCCTTCTGTAACAAAAAGTGGTAATTCTTATAGAGTTAAATGTACTAAAAAAGATAAGAAAAAATCAAGAAAAATGAAAAAAGTTGCCAGAAAAGTAAATAGAGGTTCTTCTGGTAGAAAAAAATCTAAAAGAGCAAGTAAAACAAAAAGTTTCAGGAGATAGTTATGGGTGGGAATGTAACAGCTACTAATAAAAAAACTGGAAAAACAGTAAAAGCAGAAAAGATAGAATTAACAAAGTCAGGTAGGAAAGAATTTTTAAATAAATTCATAAATCTTTTCAAAGATATCAACAAAAGGTTCTATAAAAAACACAATCAAAAGATATGGGTGGATGAATCAAAAATAGTATCTGGTGAAATGTTTAATGGCAGTACTTCTTATATTTTTAATCCAGAAATATCTGATGAAGAATTATTAAAATACAAACAGTCTGCTGGTGATCTTGATATAATTGTTCCTGAAGAATTTAAAGAACAGCTTTGGCATCTTTTAGACGAATTAGAAGGTGAAGAAGTTATAAAAGATGTAACTTATGCAGGTTCTAATAAACCAACACTTTCTTCAATAGGTGAACAAATAAATTCACTTTTTATTGTTCAATTTAAAAATGGATATGTGGCAAAAGCACAAGTTGATTTTGAATTCCTTGAAGTAGATGATACAGGAAATCCAAATGAAATGGCTAAATTTGGGCATAGTTCAACTTTTACTGATGCCAAGGCAGGTATTAAGGCATTGCATCAAAAATATTTAGTGTTTGCCCTTAGTGGTTCAGTAGAAGTAAGAGATGATATAGTTCTAGCCACAAAGAAAAGCACACCTGATAAATTAAGAATTTCAAAAGCAAAAGGCACAGATGTTCTTAGAATGCTTAAATTCAATATTAATAAAGGCATATCAAGAGCTTATGAACCAATGCTGGATTCAAATGGAGATGTGGTAATTGATCCTAATTCAGGCAAAAAGGTATATAAAGAAGTTCCTACAAAAAATAGAGAGTATGCTAGTACTGTAAGAGAAATATATCAATTGTCTTTTGGTAATCTAAGAGATGTATCTTCAAGTGACCAAAAGAAATTTTGGAGTTTTGTTGGAATACTTGAACTAATAAAGAAACATATAAAAGATAAAAAAATTATTGATAGAATCCATGATAGATATGCAGAAAAACTATTTGGTTTAAGTGGACAA